GTAGTACATAGTCTTGACCCCCTTCTTCCATGCCATGAAGTGTACAGCATGTAGGTAGGTGATGTTTGCATCTGGCCTAAAGAAAACATTGAGTGACTGAGACTGATCAATGTACTCCTGCCTATCAGCAGCATGTTCAATCACCCACCTCTGATCAATCTCCATTGCAGTCTTGTATACTTCTTTCTCTTGGTCATCCAAGCAGCGTAGGTGCTGCACTGAACCATCATTAGCAATGATTGAAGACCATACACGATCATAGTGGAGGTGAACAAGGTCTTCACACTTATCTTTAATAAGTTTATCTAAGAACTTATTTTTATTGAGAAAAGAACCACTCAAGGTATCCTGTCTGTAGGCGTTAGCTCTCCAAGGTTCGATAGATGGAGAAGTATTACCCATGATAATAGACGAAGAAGCATTGGGTGCAATAGCCATGACATGACTACACCTTAGTCCAGTACCTTTGGCATCGGGAGCTTCACCCCTCTCGCTACCAAGCTCAAGGTTAGCTGAGTCGAGACCTGAACGAATGTGTTTGAACATCTTCATGTTGGCTGACTTAGCCAAGGCTGTTTCAAAGGGTATCCCCTTCTTCTGTAGATAAGCATGGAAGCCTAACGCACCTACACCTATACTACGCTCACGCATTGCTGAATATTTAGCACGGCTAATACTATCAGGAGCATCCTCAATAAATTTACTCAGGGTATTGTCAAGCATCTCCAACACATCTTTAAGAAAGCCTTTATCCTTAGACCACTCATCAAAGTATTCTAGGTTAAGGGAAGACAAGCAGCATACAGCAGTCCGATCCTTATTAGTTGGTAGTATAATCTCTGAGCATAGATTGGATTGGTTAATCTTTAAGCCAAGCTGCTTCAACCATACCGGCATCTTCTCATTGGATGTATCAATGAAGTGTAGGTATGGCTCGCCTGTTTGCATACGCATCTCCAAGATACGCTGCCACATGTCCCTTGCTGATACAGTCTCTTTAATTTCTTTTGTATGTGGTTCACGTAGGTGCCAGCTATCATCTACATTGGGATCAGTCATGCAATCTTCAATTAACTGCATAAACTTATTGCTGATATTAATACCATGGTGGAGGTTCAAGCATCTAAAGTTTTGATCGCCAGTAGGCTTACGCATTTCCAAGAACAAGATAATATCAGGGTGATCTATGTCTAGATAGGCAGCATAGCTTCCCCTACGTGTACGTCCCTGACGGTAGGCTAGGCTGGAGGCATCATACATCTTTAGATGAGGCATCATACCCGTTGACTTATCATCAGCAGAACGAATACCAAAACCAATACCTACGCCACCACCATACATAGACAGCCAGTTAGTCTCTGATAGATTGTTTACTAACCCTTCAGCAGTGTCATCAATGTAGTTAAGGTAACACGAGATGGGTAGCCCACGCTTGGACCTCCCATAAGATAGGATAGGAGTAGAGTAAGACAGCCAGTGCTTGGAGGCGTAGTCATATAGGCGCTGTGCATGTTCGTTGTTTGAAGAGAACGTCTTCGATACAAAGGCAAATCTTTCTTGAGGGGATAGTTCGTTATCCATCATATAGGATTCTTTGAGCCTAGCAATGCCAAGCTCATCGAATAAATTATCCTGTGCTGGATTAATCTCAATGCCAAGGTGGGTCATTTGAGGCATGTGGTTAGTCTCCTTTATTGTATTCCATTTCTAGTATCATTTGTGCGTAGTGAATTACTTTATGTATGTCTTGCTCACCCTCACCCTTTGTCCTGTGGCGTGTAATATACTTAACAACATTGCCCTCAAGAAAGTCAAGCCCGTTAGAATAAATATACTCTACGGGCTGTATGCCACAATCTTTATAGTGATTACCTCCTACTTGTTTACCTAATGATCCTCCTACTTGTTTACCTAATGATCCTCCTACTCGTGTACCTAATTCTTCAGTTGATCTATGCATATGTGCAGTATCACTACCTACAAACATAGTCCCGTTTTCAAAGTAGTAATCCTGTTTTTCTTTAGGTACTTCTTCTCTATCTTCACGCATCTTTCGTAGAATATATCTTTCTCTTCCTTCAGCCATCCACTTCACTCCTTCAGCGTTTAAGTCTGATACGACATCCTTCAATCCAATCTGAGAAGTAGTCTGTAAACAGACAGGGGAATACCGAATGTATCACAAGTACAACAGCAGTCAAGAGGCTTTCAACAGCAAGCTGTAAAGCAAATATAAAGTGCTGAAAGTACGTCATCTTTAGTTTATTTAAATGTTTATTCATCTTTTGGCCCTTTCCATATAAGGTTTAGTTTTTTTCTAGCTTCATTGTGAGTCTCAGAGTTGATAACATATGCCGCAAACTCTCTAACTCTTGAGGGTTTAAGTCCAGCATAGTCACATACAAATTCAAAGTTTTCTGTTGTCACTCCTATCGAAGCAAAGAACCAGTTAGTAGCTTCTTTACGCATAGACGTAATGCTAGTAACCTCATCCTCAACTTCGGACTCAGTAATGTCAAGCAGTGCTTGATATATTACAGACAGGAATAACATATTCTCTGAATTTGTAAAAGGTTTTGATTGTAGTTTTAATATGTTATCTAAATCTTTTGGGTTCATGTTCAAATTCTTGTACTGGCCTATAGAACTTACCACCTACATATTTATTATAGTATGCTGGTTCATCTGTACCTTCCAAGGTAGTAGATAAAACATTATACTTCATCTGATAGTATAGCTCATAGTATTTTAAACTTCTTTTGTTTTTAAACTCTGCTATTATTTCAAACTTAAATTTCTTCTTACCTATCTTCTCGATGTCTTCTAACAGGGGTTTGGAAGAACCCATATAGATAACCCAGTTGGATTCTTTCTTGCTTGCTTTAGCACTGCCCTTCTTTCTCTTTACTGGGTGCCAGTACTGCTTGCATCCTACGTAAGCCTTCCCTGTTGTCTTGTTAGTAATAAGATAAACAAAACCAAAGTGCTTATTGGGATCAGGCTTACTGGGATACTTCCAATGCATTTAATTAATTATTTCTTGAACATCTGGTGTCTTCGTAACCTGTACCAAGTCTCTGTTACCATTTGAATACTTGAATGTACGTAGTCCTTTACCTTGGTTAGCATCAGACCAACACATGATCTTGTGTCTACAATAAGCACAACCAACAGGAAGCTTAAGGTTACCAGACTTACCATCAGGAATAGCATCATAGCACCTATCGGGGACAGTATCTTCAGCGACAGTTTTTTTAAGATATTTAACCCTCTCTCCAGCATTGATCATCTCCATTGAATGCACGGGTGTGAGGCAAATCTTTCCAGTAGATTTATCGATAACAAGAAAAGCTGCCTTGTCTATTCCATTGGCCTGTGAGTAGGCAGATATCTGTGCCATGTAACCAAAGGGATCGTCGTCTGCTATTGTATTAGACTCAAACTTTTTAAAGCTATAACTAGAAGCAGACTTGCAGTCAACCAAAACCCCATCGATAATTGCATCCTGATGTCCTACTACTCCTTCTACTGTGACTTCTTTCTGTTGTGCCTCCACTGTATGACCAGCTACGGATGCACAGAGTAGTAAAAGTTCTTCAAGAATATATCCATATAGAAATTTAATGCGTGTGCTTGGTGGTAATTTTTCTTCTGTTTCTGTATTAATATCATACCATATCTGTCTAGTAGGTTTACCAATAGCGGATAGCCTGAGATAACCATTACCTCTTGGCTCGCTATACATAAATTCTTTGACGTGGACCTTAAGCATCTCACCGAAATTATCTATAAGAGCGTCTACTTCTTTTTCATCCTTATCAATACGGCTAAAATTAAATAGCTTATAGATATCTTCTACTAATGTTTCAATTTTTTTCATAATAAATTAGGGTGCTACACCCACAAAGATGCAGCACCCTACCTTTACCTAATTGCCAAAAGGAATATCAGATTCAGCCTGAGATTGAATAGCTTCTGGATTAATATATCCACCCTCAACAACAGTAAAATCCTCAGACATTGCATAAGGAACTAGATCAAGGACTTGAACCCTTTCAAAATCAAGGCTTATTCCTGATCGACCATTATTATTCCACGCATATGGCTGTACTTTAACAACTACTATACTGCCATTACCAATAAGTTTATCATCCCAAGGATTATTTTGGGAATCTACTACCGTAGGTGCCTTACGAGGTCCATTTTTGTTCTCTGTAGTATGCTTACATTTTATATAGCCAAAGGGAGCGTCTTCATATCCTTTAGCTAGATAGTCTTCTGTTCTCATCTTAACTGTTCCACCAATACTTTCAATTGAAAGTTTAGTAGTCTCGTCCTCAAGACGTAGATCAATTTCCCAAAAATGTTTGTCATATTTTGTGTTGGGTTGAATAAGTTTAGCCCAATCACATTTACCGGTTACAAATATAGGGTTCATAGCCATAGTTAAATGTCCTTTTTTATGTCACGCTATCGTGATCATTGATTAGATGTCTACTACTTTAACTCCATCAGTATACACTATCTGATTTAGAGTGTCAACATATTAATGTGTCTCAGCCCATGTTTTACCAACTTTATAATCACAGTCTAATTCACACTTCATCTTCAGTGTCTTTGTTGTCTGTGTCATTGCCTCCTTTGTTAGCCTACAAAATCTTTCTATGTCAGGGATGGCTACCTCAAACTGATACTCATCGTGTATCGAAGCAACCAACTTGACATCTAATTTAGTTTTAATAACTCGTTCCATGATATGAACAAGCCACTGCTTACATACTATAGCACCAGCACCCTGAAGTAAAGTGTTTAATGCTGCGTGTTCTGATCTAATATGTAACAGCCTACCATCCAAGGCCGGGACTGTACCCTTAGAAGACCATCTAGCTACCTGCTCCCTCAATATTTTAAGGGCTGGGATGTTATTCAAGAACTTAGTTATCAACTGCTGTCCCTGCTTGGCATTACCACCTACTACACTACCTATCTTTGCTGCACCAGCACCGTAGAGGAATGCATAGATGAATGTCTTTGCTTGATCTCTAGTCTGTAATCCAGCAGCCTTTTGATTGGCCGTGTGTACGTCACCTGTCAATACAATATCAGTATACTCAGGATCATTCATATAGTGTGCCAAGCATCTTAGTTCAAGACCGCTGGCGTCCACACCTACCAAGCGATACTTAGATGTATCATCAACTGTCCATAGTCCTCTACACTCTTTGCCGTAAGGGCTATAGACAGCGGGAACTTGTGCCATATTAGGAGATGCATGTGCCATCCTTCCTGTTATAGTACGTAGCGTCATCACACTACCACGTACTCGGTTATCTTCTTGACATGCCATGATCCAAGACTTTAGTAGGCCAGTACGTTTCTGTAATAGAAAGTATCTGTTAAACATCTTGGCCTCTGGTAGATCAATCTTTGATAAGACTGCTTCATTAATAATTACATTTCTTTTTATTGTACCATCTTTTAATTCGATCTCCTTACCAAATTGTTTAGCCTCCCATCCTAGTTTTATAAGCTGTTGTGCTATCTGTTGCCTACTGGCAATATTAAATGGTATGTACTTAGTCTTAGTTTTTAATTCAATTATAGTAGGATCAAAATCTTCTTCTGATTTACGTTCTAGCTCATGCAACTCATCTTGTAACTGAGCCTGTAAGATCATAGCTTCTTGTATCTTAAATGCAAAGCCATTCTTCTTCTGCTTATCCAAGATAGCTCTGACCTTACACTCTAACTCGTAAGCTCTAGGGTTAAAAGCTTTACCTTCTTTCTCTAGCTCCTGTGCTACAAGACGGGTCACCTCTGTGTCACGCTTACAATACTCCAACATCTCAGGAGAGTAGTGTGCAAAGTCATGGAAGTCACCCTTCTCAAAGCCAAGGGTCTTACCCCAAGCTTCAAGAGAGTGACCACCATCACGTATAGGATTATAAAGCTGAGACTCAATGAGAGTATCTCTTATCTGACTCAGCTTTATATTACATCCAAGTAAACGATTGAGGACAGGAGCATCGAAGCTGATACCATTATGCATAATAAAGGTATCTATCTGCTGCGACCAACCAGCGAACTCCGAACACTCCTGTCCCACCCACGCCTTAACCTTATTACCTTCATAACTCCTTGCTACGATACAGTGTATCTTTGTTGCATTCAAACTATCTGTTTCAATATCAACTATAGCTGTTGTCATTTCTTTATAAACCTACTCCTGTTACCCAATTTTCAGCAGCATCTTCTACATAATGTTCACTTTTATCTTTAATAACTACCAGCTTCTCTAATTTATTATCTATAAAATATTCTACTGTATAGGCACCATCGGATTGATGATGAATAAAGGCTGATCTACAACTGTACTCTTCACACCCGTAGTATTTATGTAATGGCTCACCGTCTATTGGTTTCATTAGTCTACCTTAATGAGACAAGCATCCTCCACTGGAATGTGGAAGAACTTTTCTCCCTCTCTAATGTTTCGATTAGATACTTCTTTAACTTCACAGTCAACTAAAATATTAGCATCAATATGCCATGCCTGTTTGCAATCGTTACGCCATACTATAAATGTAAAGAGGGCATCAGGATACTGCTCTTTCCACTTAAGTAGCAAGCGGTTCTTGCGGTAAGGGATACGTACTTCTTTCCAACTAGGGTTCCAATCTCCCTTCC